AATTTTAAATAGATTATTTGAAAAATTTATAAATAATGAGAATGTTGTAATTCAGAATTATGAATGAAGCACTAAGACAGCTGATAGCATAGTTATTGGCTGCCTTTGCTTTTTAAATTGACTATTAGATTATTTTTAAATCTAAATCATCTATTCAGCTGTAAATTATTATTCCTCCGGTCACCTGACTGCATTAATCGGATCGGATAGCGCATGGAAAAAATCGCCTATAGCGTTAGTTATATACCTTCCTACATGGAAAATATGAAGCTTTATGCTTAGTTATGCAGTCTTTTATCACAGGTTCGTCAGGAAACTTTCCAGTGATCATTAGTTTTATCAAACTGTAGCTTTTTTCTGGCCTGTTTGCCGGTCAACTTTTTGGTGGTATGAAACAAAGATTAGGTCATGCTTATGCGATGATGACTTCGCCTAAGATATTGCTGTCTGATGAGCCGAGAGCAGGTGCAGATCCTCTTAGACAGCAGGACTTATGGAAAATGGTATTTGATTAATTAATGAGGGGATGGCAGCTATATGAACAACAGCGTATTTGGATGAGGTTAGCAATGTCTATCGGTTTAACTTTTGAATGAAGTTCATCTGGTTTTTGAAGGTAATCCGGAAAATTTAACATCTAAACTGAATAGTCGGAGTTACAGATATTAATATTGGTCTGAGTATCTTTGCATTCAATTCAACCTAGTAGCAAATAATATCAGGGGGTATTCGGGTCTATGGTGTATGGTTATGATTTCTGGATTTGCCACGTCCATTGATGATACACCTATTGTTTTGCAATAACTGACTGAAACGATGCTTTTTAAGTATTATTTTGTTTTTCAGATTTTTTTAAAAATATGTCATAAGATAATTTTTTTAATCCTTTACG